AAGGTCGGAAAATAAGTCGTCTCATTATCATCATTCCATTTCGAGACGTCGAACCCTTTAATTGAAAAATCTTTATAAGTGGTCATTACTAACTTATCTCCTAATTATGATGCCCTTAGTCCGATTGCGCCAACAGTTATTTTCGTGGCTGTCCCGTAGTTATACACTGCGGTTAAAGATGTTCCGTTATTTGTGTAATACCCGCCGGAATTTATGCCATTAACAGGTATTTCAGTTTGACTAGATGCCGGGGTCAGATTGTAATTTTGGTCGGACAAACAAACATCAACACTCATGCCGTATGGATCGGTTGCAATTGTTGTTGATACAGATGTGGTTGAGCTTGCGTATGCGACATTAGCATTAACAACCGGATTAGATTGATCAACGCCAGAAAACTCATAAACAATCGCTCTTCCGACGATTGCGCCTTCAGTGGCAGTAGCTGAAAAATTTTGACTCCCAAATGACCCCGGAATAATGCCGAAAATAGCAGCAATCTGTCCGCCACTACCACCACCGGAATTTGTATTTACATACGCTGCCATTCCTACCCCGTTTAATGTCGCGCCAGAATATACTGAATATCCGGCGTCACTACATACTGTAGCCACAACAAACGGATTGATGCACGGAACAAGATTGGTCGAAACGGTAACCGTTGAGCCGGAAGAATACCCCGTCCAAATTCCCTCTAATTTAACTCCGCTTTGGCGCAGCATCCACTCACCAATTTTTGATTGGTTTCTTAATTCATCGTAAACGCCACTATAAACTATTCTGCTCATGCTATACCTCTTCCCAGCAGACCACGGCCGAACCAGTCGCCGAGGCATTTCCGTGTTTTACACTGATTTTCCAGGCTTCTGGGAGTACGATTTTTTCTATATTTGGGTTATAGTTTGTCACAGCCGACAATAATTTCTGTTTCAACTTTTTCTTCATTGCTGACCCATCCTCAATTTGAATGCCGACTATAGCTGAGGCCGTGTAATAGGATTCGATTAATATCCCGATGATCGCATATTTTTTACCAGACGGAATCGTTAAAACGTCAGTAAAACTCGTTCCAGAAAAATTTACGAGCGCCATACCGCCAGACCCAAGAGCAAATGACGCGCTTGCCTGAGCATCACAAGTGGCGCTAATTTTTGCCTCGATGTGATCAGTTGGCAATAGATTGAATGGAAACTCTATATAAAGCCATTGAGATGGGCCAATGTTCACTGGTATCTCCATGTAATCAACACCAGAGCGCACAATCTTTATGTAAAATATAGGAGTGACAGAAGCATCGTTATTTGTGAGCTCGATTGCGCCAATTCTTCGAACCCCTGAAGCCGGTGCACTCACTAGTGTTTGGTAGCTCGTTGTCAGGGTGAGATAGCTGGTATTGGAAACTTGATCCCCACTCGATCCGCCTCCACCCATAACCTCCCATACAGCACCGTTATATCTGAGCATGGTAATCAGAGTTTCGCTCAGCGCAAAATCCGTTCCACCAGGAGTAGAGATATTCCCGGTACCATTTTTTAGTGTTGCCACCTGTCCGGATGTCATCTTGAGAGTGATGATGTCCCCGGCCGCACCTCCCGTAATCGTATCCAGATCGTCAGCGGCAACAGATCCCTCGTTCGCGACAACGTAGCTCCCTTCGCCCGCCATCGGTGCTACCGTGATCGATCCGCTGGAAATAGTAAGCCCTGAGCCTGATACAGAGAGAAGACGAGTTGCGTCTTTTACGATGTTGTTGAAAAGAGGTATTGTAAGAGCGGTTCTTTCTGATATTTGTTCAAGATTTGGCATGATATTTATCCTGCGGAGCAGTAATCGAAAGTTAGATCGTAGTCGAATGTGATATCTACTTCACCTGCAGAATTGTCATAACTCTGCAGATAACGAGAAAATAGAATTCCGCTGCCAGATGTTGGTCCAGCCGAAGATCCACCGAAAACCCCGCACTCTTTGATTGAGAAAGCGCACTCTGCTGCAAGATAATAAACAGATAGGGATATTCCAGATCCGTATATTTCCCTTGTGGCCCATTCTTTTCTGGACACCTCAGCTCCCAAGGCGGTATCCCCATAATCTGGTACCGTGCTCTCTGTTCCAATCGCGTGATAAGTGAGTCCGGTTTCTTCCGCGTCGATTGCCAGGTTCGCCAGTAAAAGAAGACCGCCGGTTACAACGAGGTTATGGTCAACTTTTTGATCAATGAGCATCCCTTGATCAAAAGCAATATTTTTGGCTTTTTGGATATCAATCCCAGTTTCAAGCAACTCTTGCAGATATCCTTTCCTCCATGTTCTCATGGTGGATCTCCCTGCTAGCAACACTTTTCGTTCGACGAACTCAATTTTCATAGTTGACCTCATACCACTGGATCTATGGCGCAAAACCCAATCCAGGCCACTTCTTCCAGGTTGTTTGATATGTAATAGGGAGAAGATGAGTAACTTAATGCGGGTATTTCGGATACAGAAATCTTCTCTGATTGGTTGAGGATCTCATCCAGCACTTCATCGTCATTCCATGTAGGAGATGCAGTTGATTTTTTTGCCAGCGCCAGGATCACATCTGCCAGAGTTTTGTTGTAGACACCGACGTCGATCGCATATGTTCCCATGCCATTAATATCAATAGTAGCTGTTACTTTTTGGATCATATAGTCAGCGTCAATGCCGTGCAGAGTGTTTTTTACATGGATAACCTGGCCGGACCGAAGTCCGGGCTGTATCGTTGAAAACGATATGGCGACTGCGGAAAAGGATGATTGAGCCAGTTTCACACGACCAGCGTTTTTGGCAATGTCCCTGGTCGTGTAATCGCTATTCGATAAGGTTCCGTCAAACCACATTCCATAATGAGAATAGGAAGCGGAATCGTATAGCTTTATTCTCAAAGGAACTTCATATTTTGCGATTATTTTTACTGCATTCGAAAGATTAGGCCATGTTTCCTGTTGCTCAAGCACTTTCTCCTGAAAGTAAAACAATACGTCGTTTGGATCGACTAATTTATCGATATAGGATGTTTTTACAGTTAGTTTCGTCCAAACTGGCGCGTCGACTGTGCCATCATTGCGATATACCTGTACAGATGTGTCGCCGTCTGGAGCATGAAATTTAAATGGAATCGATACCCGGGTATCTGCTCCGCTCGCGGAAACATAAACGGTCGTATCGTCTGATAGGTAATTACCTCCAATCATTTCTAAACGATTGATGATTCCTGTTCCATCACGATTCACAGAAAAGTTCGAATATGGAATCGTGTGAATTAGGTCTGGAGTGTCTGAAACTCCAAACGGAGCTGAAGATATTTCTGTCAAAAAATATCTGACGCGCTTTTCTTCATCGATATAGAAATCAGCGTTGGCCAAAGAGCACAGTTGCTTGAGTACATCGTTAACCGTTACACGATTGAATCTGATCTTTTCGTGAGTTTTTACCGCATTCACATACGTTGAATAATCGTATCCTTCTGCAGTTGGGACAAATGATGAAAAGACGTCAGCAATGATCTCCTTATCTGTTTTTCCAAAATATTCAGCTTTGACCCGGATCCTCTCGAGACGAGCAGAATAATCCGATCCATTGATATTATTTTCTTGAGAGAGATCTGTACCCTCCTGATCCTTCGATTTCAGGATGTACCCGCCGAATATTTTTTCCCCATCATCTTTGTAGATGATCTCCTGCCAAGCTTCCGGATGTTTTTCTGGATTACGTAACCTGGCAGAGATCGTGATGGATTCCGTAATGTCTACTCCATCGATGATAACCTGTGGATTACTTCTGAGCGGATAAGCCATTAGATTGCTCCGAAATTGGCAGTAAGTACTTGCATGACATCATCCCCAGCTCGATCTGGATCAGAACTGTAAACATTTATCTTTAGACTGTTACCCCCATAGTAGTTTTGGCTGCTTACGGCACCCCGATAAATCTGTGTCATTTTCTCTGCAGCTCTTCCAGCGGAGCTTGATGGGAGGTCGGATCCATCGTCTACGCCATTTCCCATCCCAGCCATCGTGTTATAGCCGATTTCGTAAAACACTTTTGACGGAGAATGTTCGTCCAGGATCCTTTTTGCTGTATCAACTACACCCTGGACAGCGGATCCAAGCCAAGCAAGCATGGAATCAAACTTTTCGCGGAGGCCATCCCATAATCCCTGGATCAGATTCTTTCCGGCATTTTTGAAATCTATTACCTTTTCGACGAACTTCGTAATGATCGATTCAATCCAAATTTTGATATCGTCGATGATTGCTTCGGTTTTTTCTTTTATTCCATCGCGAATGTTCGTCCAGGATGTGATCGTTTTATCTTTCAGCCCATCCCACCAGTTCTTGACTTTCACGCCAAGATCCGCAAACGACGTACCGAACCAACCAAGCAAGGTGTTCCATCCCCCAACAATCGCCCCCCAGATCGCGTCTCGGAAATCGAAAACAACGCTTTTGAGAGCATCCCAGGCAGCAGCCCAATCGCCTGTAGAGATGGCCATCAATAATTTTGCGACATCCAAAACGATATTGATCAATCCAGAAAGGATCGGTTCAATTATCGACCAGGTCAGTTGTACTATTGCTCCAATCACTTCGAATGCACCGTGTACGATCTTCGCAAATGTCTGGAAGCTATCCTGAGATTTAGCCAGGTACGCTTCGATCAAGGGGCCATTCTCAACGAACCAGGCAGATATTTTCTGCACCTGTTCTACGAACCACGGAATGATCTTGGCCGCCAGGTCACCAACTATCGAGTAGATCTCCGCAAAAATATCTGCGCTGATCTGTTGGATGGTGGAAACGATTCCCTCTATACTCGATTTGATACTTTCCCCATGCTCGTCCCAGAATTTTCCAAAATTATCGAAGATCTTATCGATAGTTGGCTTTGCGTCTTCGAAAGCACTTTTGATTTTATTGACATATCCAATCATTGCGGCCAAAACGGATATGACATTGTCTGGAATCTGGATGCCAAACGATGTTTGAAAAGCGAGCTTTACATCCCCGACGCTGTTGCTTTTGCTGAGCTGACCGATCAATGTTTTTGTGCGAGAGACAAAATCGTCCAGATCCTTTATTTGAGAAAGACCGCCATATTTTTCTTTTAAGTCATCCACAAAACCGAGTACTGTTTTACGAGCTGTGTCGAAAGCTGTAGTAAATTCCGGCGGAAGAGTGATACCAAAAACCTTCTCGAGAGCATACCCTGATCCCCACTGATGCAGGTATTTTTTGAAGTCATCAAGCTGTTGTGGAATCTGCCCGATTTTATCAAACCAATCAAGCACTTTTTGTACATTATTCGCGAATCCTTGGGCCCATACCTCGAGTTGTCCAGAATTTGTGAAATCGATGAACTTTTCCATGACGCCGTTCATAAATCCAGTAATTTTTTCAAGCGATGGCCCTAGAAGCTGCGGCATTGTCAAATTGAAAACGTCTTTCATATTCGACATCATGCCGTTCCAGGTTTGCGAGAGACGTTTAGAGGCTCCCCCAAATTGAGTGTCGGCATATTTTTCAAAGGAAGATGCAAAATCTTCCCATTTCAGTTTCCCTTCATCAATCAATTTGTTGAAATCTTTGTAATCACTGATCGTATATCCGGATTGTTTGGCAACGTCTACCAGAACAGAGTTAAGATCAAGCCCGGCCATAGCCAGCTGGCGGACATCCAGGGCAGTGACTTTTCCGACCATCCTGATTTGGGCAAGATTGTACGAGATACGATCAAGCTGATCGCTTCCAGCACCAACACCGGCTGCCATATCCAGGACGCCTTTGGTGAAATCCATTGCTTCATCACTGGCATAACCGTACGCCATTGCCATCTTGAAAGTGCTTTGGATATCCTCGAGCTGGAATGGAGACTGGATCGCCAGCAATCGGATCTGTGACAGTAGTTTTTCTGCCTCGATCCGGGCCTGGGGCAGGGCATCTGAAATGCTCATGGCTCCCGTAGTGATCGATTCAAGCGCGTAAACAGTACCGTCTGATTTGTCTTTGAGATCCTGTAGTTTTGCGGACGTACTGGTGAGATCGGTTTGTAAATTCTGGAGCTTGATTTGCAATTTCAGAGCCGCTTCGCTGTTCGCGCCCTGCGAATTTGCTGTTGAGTCATACTGCTGCTGTGTATCTGAGATTTGTTTCGCTAAATCGTCATAGGCTTGGCCGAGCTGGATCAGGTTTAGCTTTTCCTGCGCGGTAAGGCTGACATTCTGAGCAACCATTTGCTGAGTTGTTTGGCCACGCGCAATCTCGCGGGCCAGTAATGATTCGATACCCACTTCCATCGTCTGGTAATCGGCAGCGGATTGCACCGCTGCCGTACCCATTTGTTTGATCTGTTCCACAATTTTTAGAAAGATCTGAGAGCTAATGATCCCGCCGGCTATCTCACCAATGTTACCCAGAGAACCGGAAACGCCATTTAGAGGGCCGGAAGCATTATCCTGTCCATCTACAATGATCGAGAGGTGGTATTCGGTTGTAGATGCAATCCCGCTCATACGTTCCCTTTCGGTTTATGCTGTTCTGGCTGTTCTTCTTTCCAGACTCGCCAGCGATTCCACCAGACAGGTGTCATTCCTTTTTCGATCTCCCACGGCGGGGTCGCAAAAACGATTGCCATTTCCATCACGATTGCCCACTCCGGGACATCTGCACCGTGATTTATGGCATCATTTTTCCCTGTGAACCACCTTACGCCCCGCCGCTCACTGGGGGGACAGTTGCTCCCTTTTGGATAGCGGAAAAGATCATCATCACTTCATCCATCGTGATCCTGTCCAGGAGCGCTCTCTTCTCGGCAGGAGACGATGGCGTAACGATATATTCAGACAAGAACTGATATGCCTCATCTACGTCTTCGGGTTGTGCATGCTCGAAGTCCCCGAACGCACGCTTGATAGAGAGGAGTTTTCTGAACCTCGGCATTGCTCCTGGATCATCCATCTTCATTTGGCGTACTACGATGGTGATATTCTGCGCCTTTACCTGTACAGGTTCAGGCGTTACAACTACTTTCTGGTCATCCGACATGGCTCTCTCCTATGTGATTATGAAAATAAAACTACAGAAAACGGACTACGGAAGAACAGCAACTGTATCTGTCAAAACGATCTTCAGCCAACTGGCCAGGGTTGTGTTGTAAAGCGGATTGAGGGTAAGAACGGTCTGACAGACACCATCAGAATCGTTCGGAAAGGCTTCAGTCGATGGTGCATAGCCTGCATAATCAATCTGCAATTTGTGATTTGTGTCCTGAGTGAATAACATTCTTACCAAAAACTTTGGTACAGAGGTCGCCGATGCAATGATCGAATCCAGGTAAGATTTGCTGGCAGTGTCCATTTCGAGACCGAGTTTCAGTTGATTACTTCCACCGGCAAGTTTGCTCTGTTTGTATCCGGTGGGATTGGCTGATCCAATCCCCATCTTGAGCGCCTTGGCCATATTGAGACCAAGTTCTGCCGAGAAGATCGATGGGGTGAACTGAGTAGTACCGATTGTTCCATCCCAGGCATCGATGAAAAGCTGCATCTGGTTGGCATGGATCACGTTGGCTACGATATCCGAGAGGGATTCAAGGGTCGCAGCAGAAAAACTATGACCGATAAAACTGCAGTCATAGGTAACCGGCTTGTTCGTCTCCACCTTGAGAGACATTTCGGACGCGATTCCGCCGGCGATTTTGTAGGCCGCTACGGATGATCCGCGCACAAGAGTGAGGATTTTCGATGCCGGCTTTGCGCCTGGTCCGAGATAGGTCCTCGTATATGGGGATTCGGCGCCGACCGGGGTTGCGGTACCAAGGAGCGAATCAAGAAAATACCCGATCTGCTCATAGCTGGCAGTCCCAGGAACTTTACCGGACGCGGCGACTTTATTGTTGACGACCGTATAATCCGGAGTGAGCGTGCCTCGCTGCTCGTCTACTCCTGCGTTTTCAATGTCAGGGGTAAGCTGCACTTTCGAGGCTCCCATGAGTTTCGCGGTTGGAGTTACTGCAGTCGCAAAACTTTCCTGGGTTCCGATCTGGACTTGCATTAAATCGACTTCGTTATCTGCCATTTTTCTCTCCTCTGGAGTTATCCGGAGAAGCGGTCTGCTCTGCCGGTTTTAGCGGTTGATCAACCGAACGATACAATTTCGAGCTTGCTACGATGGCCTTGTTTTTGTCGTCAAGGCTGGCGAAATCTTCTTCGGAAAGATCTCGCGCAGGAATCCCATCATAGAAATATCCATTTCCTACGTATTTGAATTTCATCTGTCTGGCGCCTCCGCGCGCAAAGTCACAATTTCGAGCTGATAGGGGCCTCCGCCAGCAAACGTGACATCTGCCCTCTCGGTTGGAGTGGCATACGATAATGCCCGGTAATAGCTGATATCTATCTGGTGAGCGGCCACCCAGGATGCAATTCTGGTTTCGATCAGGTCCATCCGATCATCGCGCTGCTCTTCTGTAAGGGGATTTGACTCATCTCCGTCATAAACGAGAGCGTGAATTTCGATGGAAATTGCATTTTCATAGGTCTGTTGACCAACACCAGCTATCGTTCTGTCGATATTCCCCGACAGAACGAGGAGTACAGGCGACTGGCCAGACAGACCTCCCTTTCGATAGGCATAGACCTCAGCAACAGTTCCGTCTACTTTCAGGTCAGCAATGAGCCCGTCTGCGATCCGCTTTCGAATGGTTGCCCGGTTCATAGTGGTCATGGCAGTGCTCCGCGCAGTTCAGTCGCAACACCCTGACTCAGAGATGTAATACCTGAGTAGTTGGTAACCGTTTCGTAAAATGCGTGAGAGCCACCCCGGGCATGCTCATAAATCCCATAGATCGATGGCTTTTGGAATGATGCAGGATTGACCGCAGCAGGATCGATGTAGATCCTGTATTTTGCCGGACCCTCCTGAACTATCCTGTGAGACGCACGCAACGTCCCACTGACCACATGTGTAACGATAACTGCCTGGCGATGAAGATAAACAGCGGCAGACTTTACCGCTCTGCCCAGAGAACTGTTTGGTTTCACAGCCTGGATGATCTTGAGATTAGCCTGCTGAGCTTCCTGCAGGCCTTTGATCGACATATCACTGGATGCCATGCAGCACCTCCACGACCAGGAGCACGAACGATGCACTATCTGATATGACCGTCTGCCTAAGGGATGCCGGCGTACCAAGAGCCGGCTCGAGAGTTTTGACTATCTCTGGAGAGAGCGGATCGAGCGGTAGAGCCTTATAGACTTGAGTCTGTAAGGACGCTGCTGTTCTGTTGCCGTTAGCGTCAATGGAAGATTTTTTTACCTGAGCAGTAGCAGTGGCCAGATGAGAAAAAGAAGCTGCACTTTGACGTGTCATTGACCATGTCTCGACGTGTTTTACTGGATAGTCTTTCCCATTCATTACCAGGAGATTCCCATACTCGATATCTATCGTCATGGTTGAGGTTCCTGGTAACCAAGAGAGATCTTCCCGGCCGTAAGAGGCATGAGATCATCGCCATAGAGTTTTTTATTACGCTCAGAAACGCGGTCGATCTGTTTCTCCACATACTGAGACAGTTGACTTAGGCTCTCTTTTCGCGGGCCAACGGTGATGTCGACACACACCTGATTTCCAGCGATATTCTGCAGTAGCCGGAGCTCAGCCCGATCCACAAGCTCGTTATAACGTGAGTCCGGGATGGACGAGAGATCGGTATCGCTTACATCTGATAGATCGGAGAGGGTATATCCCATATCGATCATAGCTGTGATCACTGGATCGACGACATCTGGATTCGTTCCGTCGACAGTCGCTCCATCCATTTCGACGATGGCCATTTTCGAACCACATCGTCTGATCAAAGTTTTCTCGATTGCTGCCAGGGTTATCATCTCGTCGACCTGTTATTACGCAGCAAACGTGATCGCACCGGATGCCATGAGCTTCCCGTTTGGAAGCACCAGGATCAGATACCAGGTTGCAGCTCCGGCCTCGACGATATTCACATCGATGTCACCGTCCGCTTCGCTGATCAGATCAAAGGCTTTATCCATGACCTGCGGGATCAGCAGACCGTCGGTACCAATGGCAGCATGACCAGAAGGAGCTGCAGCAGCGATGCTGTCTCCGTTGGCGTCATCCGACAGGTAAGCAAATACTCGACCACGCACTGCTAGGTCAGCGCCATTGGCATCCTTGAGCTGGATAGCGACATTGATGGTATCGGCTGCTTCATCTCCGACGATGATCGATGCAGACAGAGGGGAGCCGTCCAGCTTGTTGATCTCAGCCGCAGTTGCTGTAACGCCGTGCAGGATACTCAGCTCGGTCGCAGTCGCAGTGACCCCATCAAGTTTGTTGAGTTCATCGGCCGTTGAAGTAACTTTTACTCCGCCAATCCAAAGTTCCTTGATGACTTTCAAGATTTGCGCGATCAGCAGATCTTCTTTAGATTTCGTTTCCATCTTTCTTTCTCCTACAAAATGGCTGGCGAGTTTTCCCGCCAGCCATTGTCTCGATTCAATTGATCAGGCAGACGGGGCCTCATCCTGTACAATCGGTTCAGTATCTGTCCGTGTTTGATCGGCTTCTTGCCGAGTGGGTTTCTTGGTAGATTTCTTTGATTCTGAAATCCCAAGGTTCTTCAGGATAAGGTCGATTTTGGCTTCGATCCGAGCATTCGACTCACGAATGTCTTCTGTCGCCTTTACTTTGCGTGCTTCAGCACGAGAGGGTTTCAAGGATCACCACCTTTCTATGACTGGAAGACCGTCGGAATGGTGTAGGTAGATCCTGCGTCCAGGAACATCACGACTCCGTTCAGCCGATCCCCGACGCCGTACCCGAAACGATTCGAGTACTGCGAATCCTCGAGAGGAGAGCGGTCGCTCTTGGAGATCAGGGTCAAGCCAGCCGGCAACCCGGTATCCGCAGGGTCAATACGTTTGATCAGCGGTTTTGGAGCGGTATCCTCTGCATAGATTCCAAGCATGTAGTTTGGTGGGACGCGATCCCACACGGAGATCCAGCATCCATTCGTGCGTCCAATGATTCGTCCAGGCAATTGATAGGGGATACCGGTAAGCTGATCGGTATTTGCCCCTGGAACGACGAAACGGTCGTTTACAGGGTCGAAGTCGGTCAGATCCTCAATCTCATCTTCCTGAGCGGAATTGGCGAACACAACGATGTTCTCCCCACCAGTTGCAGCTCCGAAGTGCTCTTCCAGCTCATTACGGATAGTTTTGAATGGATTATTGGTGTCGCTGATGGAAGCGGCAGCATACCCGGAAACCAGGTAGTGATTTTCAGTGGCCTCAGTATCCGACCCGATCACTGGGGGATAGACGATGGTGTCGTTATTGGCCAACGGCTGGACGCTCAGTGTTCCGTGGATTTCATCTGCGAACGAGAAAACGGTGTTCCGGAATAGAGCTTTGAGCATTTCATGACGGTTGGTGTTGACGTTCTGGGCAAAGATAGTATCCAGATGGCGATTCAGCTCCTGCATGGTCATGTAGGCGAGAGATACGCGATCTCCGCCAATTCCGGCCCCAAACTCTTCAAGCGGGAACGCAACGTCCCACTGACCAGTTGCGCCAGTTGCCCCAGATTTCGCGGATCCGCCGCGTTTCTGCAAATAGCCGCCGCCTGGCAGTTTGAAACGGCGCTGGAAGTCGCTCGTCTCTTCAGCGACGAAGAGATTCGTGGCCGCAGTCAATTCGGCGTTGTGATCTGCCAGCAGTTTTGCAACGGCATCATAAACCACCTTTTGGCCAAGGGTATTGACGTAGCGTCGGTCGGTGTCGGCAATGTTTAGAATACGGAAAATTTCAGACATTTTTCCTCCTTGCTTGTGCTTAGCCGGCGAAACCGGTGATCTTGAGGACCTTGGTCAGATCCTTGTTTGACAGAGGTACAACCACACCCGCAAGCAGAGACGTGGTTTCGGACGCAGCGGTGGCCAGCTTACCGGCCGTATCAGACGCATAGACCTTATCGTCATAGGCAAGGCCAGACAGGTCGAAGCCAAAAACTTCTCCATCCTGCAGAACACTGACGCTTTGCCCAGCGCCAACTGATTTCAGCGCGATCCCGCGAAACCGGTTGGCCGGGGACGAGGCGTTCGCATCAGTCAGAGCAACTTTTCCCGCGGCGTTGATGTAAACCGCAGCGCCTGCGGTAATGTCAACCGCGGCGACGAAGTCGCGTACGATTGCATCGCTCGGGAATACAATGCCCACGTTTGTGGACGTTACAGTAAGATCGGACATAAGAACTCTCCTTTATGAGATTAGAGCCTGATCTTCTTTCGCTCAGGCTTTTGGCCCGGATCCTGAGGAGGATTGTTTGGATTAGCTGGCTTTGCCGGAGGCGTCCCGTTGTTATTCTCACCGCCTTTGCCTGCACCTTCCACGAGCCAGAACGGTTTGCGTTTTTTGACATCCTCGATTGCCTCAGCAAGGCCATCGAATGTGTCGTCTTCTTTTTGCTTGATATTCGTTCGGTCGATGGCAAGAAAAACATCATCAACCGCTTCCGGACGGAAACCAGCAGCCGCAGCAGCGAGCTTTACTTCAGCCCGGAGGAGCTTTTCATTGGCTTTTTTTGTCGCCTCTTCAGCCTCAGCAGTTGCAGTGGCGGCTTTTTGTTCTGCTGCCTGACGAGCCTGTTCGGCTTTTTCAGCAGCGCTCAATTTTTCCTGCTCTGCAGTGCGAGCCGTATCAATCAACTTTTTCCCTTCCTCGGTATCTTTGATCCCGAGCTCAGCAAGCAAATCAGTAAGAGCCTTCCCGCCATCGCGAGCCAATCGGTCTTTTACAATGCTGTTGACTTCCTCTTGCGAGAAAGTCTTAGTCGGAGGATTAGCCGGCGGGTCTACAGGTGGATTTCCACCAGGATTGCCCTCGTCAAAATATCTGCGAAAAAACATGGTTTCCAACCTTTCCCCGGGTAGAGCCGCGCCCGTCGCGTAAGTTTGAGACAAAAAAATCCCGGAGGTCCTTTTGGACGCTCCGGGATCTTTGCCTCGGTCAAGCTAATGTGATTATATAATGCCGGCGAGATTATACCAATCTCATATACCTGGTACAAAAGCATCAGCAGGATGCTGGTCGAACTGTTTTCCATTAGCTCGTTGATCCAGTACATATTTGGCTCCAGCCCGCATCCTATCGGTTACTCCGTCATCATATCGACTGCTGTATAGGACAATAGAGGTACGGCAGCGCCAGTGGAATGGAGACCAATCGATATCATCCGCAAACCGCGGAGTACCAGTCAAATGGAATGGCTTCGAGTACGGTTTGACCTGACCATGCACCTGGAGACAGCAATCCGTTGTCCGCATATCTAACACGGCAACCGCCTGCTTATCATATTGATCAGCTCCGCCGTATCGATCTGCTGAGCCAAAAAACGATGCCCATAGAAGCGTTGTTGCCCAAAATGCGGTATCGGCCAGGATCTTCCCGGCCGTGAGAAGTCCAGATCTGTTCTGATCACCAGTGATTAAAACTGGATCCAGGCCGGCGATGATGTACGATTCAATCGCAGCCACCTCGGCATCGAACTGCGCGAGGACCGATGTAGATGCCTGTTGATAGGATTGTCCAGGAGGTGGAGTTGATGTTGATATCGTAACGTCATAGAAGGAAAGCTGGCGTACGGCTTCTTCGATCCCGTATGCCTCTGCGTCGCGAAAAATTTCGTTTATTCCAGTAGATACCTGGGACCGCAGATTTCTCAAGACCTCCCTGGCAGCCAGGAGTTGATTATCCTCTTCAAGCGCCTTTGCCATCGCCCGATTAGCAACCCGGTATGCTGACACGATTACACCATTTGGATGTTCAGCATTCCCCATTTTTGCGAACTGTGATCCAAGGTAGTGATTGGCACGTACAGCGGACTCCACCGCTTTCTCGAGAGGATTTTTCGTCATGTGCTTCAAGCCTGGGTGGTGATTGGATCAGATTGCTGAGCTGGTGGAGTAGTGGGTGGAACATTGGGATCTCCCATACCTTCCGCCAGCCTGGCTGCAGTTTTATAACCGGAAAGTTTTGCCTGATATTCTGGAGACCCCTGAAGCCTGGTGATTTTTTCCGCATCCCATCCGTTATCTTCCAGGAATACCTCGAGAGGTACACCTGCATCTGTTGCTGCTTTTGCGGCTTTCCAGAATTCCGTTTGAATCTCGATATCATCAGTTTCGTCGCGTCGGAATACTGGTCGATCTCCGATGGTATGATCGAGATCTCCATGGGCATAGCTGTTCAGACCGAAGCCCTCATAGCCAGGATACCGTCTCCACCCACCAATGGCAATTGCCATTTGTTGAGCCTTCACGATGGCATCATCATATCCAGGGCGACGCTGCAGCACTTTATCCTCGACCGGCTGACGATGGATACGTAGCGCTTTACCAGATATGTCGTTTGTGGCAGTGTTTATATTTACGGTGAGCTCTGGATAATCGCGTTCAAGGTCCTTTAGGATCTTGTCGATATGATTCGACACCTGTTCGATGTTAAGATCGGCTACAAGCGCTTTTGCATCTGCCCCAACCTCACCGTAAAACACGTCCAATTCCTGGCGTCCTTCTTCTCCTCCAGAAGACGTGGAAGTCCTTTTGCTTTTTGGGTCGTCCTGAGTTGGGGGTTTAACGCCAGCGAGGATCCAGACCGGATCAGTGAGCTTGCGAATCTGGTCATCAAGTTTCGAGGTAAGATCATCTGCCTCTCGGATCTTCTGCAGGGCAGGGAAGAGTTCGGAAAAACCGTAATCCAGGCCAACGTCATTGTGCTTTATGGCAACCATCGGGATGAACCCATACGGCACCGTCCACCAGTTGTTGAATTTTCCATTTGCATATTGGTGGATGTTATATGGTTTATTATCCAGATACAGGTCGTAAACTACATTGATCCCGTCTCGATAGGCAATTTCTCTGTAGACAACAGTTCTGCTGGATTCATTCGGATCTGGCCAATTCTCTTCGATCACATATCCTTTGATATTCCCCCACGTGTCCCGAGTCAGCTCTTTTATGGTTCCCGGGTGAGTGATAGTCAGATACACTTTTTTCTTTGCCTGGTCGTCATTGATACGGATCACGACATCACCCAGTACAGTGCCCCACAAACCGAGGATATCCTTGTTCGCCTGCCAATTCGATGCACGCCACAATGCCGCGATGGCCGGTCGCAGACGTTCATTGTCAGTGATGATCGGCAAAGCAGACGGGACGGATATTCCGTCACCAGCATTCGGATCCAGCGCCCCAGCAAGAAGATGGGATCTCCAAAACTCTGCCAAGCGAGAAGACGGATTATAAATGTTGCGCGTCCATTGATACAAACCATAATCAGCGCGCATCAAACTTGCCCATTTATGGATATCACGGTAGGCAGTCGACTCAAAGTACGACCAGAGTACCTGATATCGAATCCGGCGGGACTCAAACGAGTTGAAATCCGAAAGGCCGGCATCGATGGTATCGGACGTCATAGCGCCCTCACGGAACGCTGAGATTCCCGCTGAAATTCCTGCCATAAGACGACTCCATAAGGTGGTCATAAATTTAGCACTTGTTGTTTTCGAGCTGTTCGATGCGTAGGCGCAGCGCCGCATTTTCCTGTTCAAGACGGCTATTCTCTTCGCGCAATTTTTCGATTTTGTCAGTCAGATCCCGGTTGTCTTTCTCGAGAGATTTTACCTTGTTCGCCGTATAACGTCCGTGATCTTCTAGGGATTCGAGACGAGATCTAAGGGAGGCGTTTTCTTGACGGAGTTTTGTGTTTTCATCGCGCAATCCCTTGATCGATGTTTGCATGTCATCTATCAATCCGCCTTGGGCAGAAATGGTCTCTTTCAGTTTTTTTACAGATTTCCGACTTGCCGACGCAAAGGCATTTATGATAGCCACTGCAATTGCCCCTGCTGCAGTGATCAGGGCAACAGTGCTGGTTGTGTCGCTGTCTTTTATTTCTTGCAATAATGTCGATACGAGATGTAGTTCCATGGGTGCCGGTCTCCACAATGCGTTATGCCCGCCGTGAATCACGGCGGGCAAGATTATCTTTATGCGCCTGGTTGAACAGCCTTCAGGGTTTCCTTGAATGCTTTTACCCTGGCAGAATCTGGAGTTGCGTAGTCGGTGAATTGATTGAGCACCATAGCAGTGACCGTCGCTTTCAGGAATGCGACGAACCCGATATAGCTATAGGTCAATCCGCTGATCGAGATCAGCCCCCAATAGTTGAATCCATACATGAGCAGGGACACGAGGATGACGGAAAGGAGATTCGTGATCACTTTTACATAATCCGGTAAAGCAGCAAATTTGAGATCAAGATTTGGCACACGGCTGAACATCAAGCTCAGGATGACAGCGTCTACCGTCAGGACGAAAGTATACGAGAACTCAACGTCCTGGATCTGCACACCGAGCAGCATGAGAATAGTTTCGAGGGCGAGCAGCACAATGGCTCCGGCAGCCAGGAACCCGATGGCGATCCCAACCCAGAGCAAAACGAGTTTCAAAACGGAAGTGAATTTCATAAGCATCCTTTCTATGCGCTTAAAAAAATAATCCCAGAGAACCTGTTCGGTGCTCCGGGATCTTTGCCTCGGTCAAGCTAATGTGATTATACAATGCGACAAGATTTATTCAATTAATCCAAAAATCGCCCACGTGATGGCAGCGCAGGCGATTTTTGTTCCAGGAGACATCGATGGCACCACCATCGACGAAGTGCCGAAGACCGGAGTCGGACCAGTGACCTTCTGTTCTTCAGACAGATGCTCTACTGCTGAGCTACTTCGGCGTGATCCAGAGAATGGAGGCACTCTGGATCGCCAGTGACTGGCTGGCAGTATCACATCCAGATTGAGGGGGGCAATCTGGATGTGAAAGTGGGCAGGAGGGCCTCGAACCCTCCTTACGGTAGCTTAATCATCCGTCGCGATTCCCGCGCCCAATTTGAGAGGGAGAGGGATTCCCCCTCGCCAGATCGATGGAGATTCATTCTAGGAGGTAAAAGCCATCGATCAGTGGAGTG